CATAAGAGGTGATGAAATAAGATTAACACCTTCATCATCAGCAGCTACATCAGTAGAAGTTACTGGTGATGTAACTGCATCAGCATTTAGTGGTGATGGTTCATCACTTAACTTTGGTGGTAGTGGTATCTTATCATCATCTGTTACTAACTTTACAGATTACTCTGCATCAGTAGATACAAGATTAGATAATATAGAAATAGATACAGGTTCATTTGCAACAACTGGCTCAAATGTATTTGTAGGTAATCAAACTATTAGTGGTTCAACTACATTACAAGATACATCAGTAGGACCAGGTACAACATTTACAATTAAGAATGGAAGTACACAACCAGCATTACAAATCGATAACAATGCTTTAGCTGGTATTACAGGTACTACTACAACAATGAGTGGTAGTGTACAAATCAATGGTGGTAACTTAACAGTAAATGGTGAGGTTGGTTCTACAACAGAAGGTAATCTAACTGTACAAGATAATGGATATATTGGAGAAGATTTGCATGTAGCTAATTCATTATTTGTAACACAATCAAACTTTACATCAGCAGGAGCAATTGTTCTTACATATCCATTCACAGGTTCAGCAGGTTCTACTGGTCAAATAGTACAAAAGTTCTCTGATTATGGAAGTGGTACACAATTCGACCAAGCTATTACAGGTGTAGATTTCTCTTACTTTAAGGCAACTAGTGGTGGTTTAATATTTGAAACTCTTAGTAGTGGTGAGATTAAGTTCTTTGCAGCAACTAACGAACAACACGAATCACCAGGAGCACATTCATTCAAGAATACATCTGCTACACCAACACAAGGATTTAAGATAAACGATGGTGGTGGTGATGTGTTCCTTGTTAATAACTCATCGTTAAATAATGCTATTGGAGTATCGATGCAACTATCTGGTTCTGTGTTACATACAGGTAACTCAACTCAGAATGGAGCTGGATTAATAAGTGGTTCACTTATCGTAGAAGATGAAACAGGTGCATCTCCAAAGAATATATTTGATGTAAACCAAACATCTAATACTGCAATTGGTGTAAGTAATGCATCTCTTGCAGGTATAACTGGTGTAGAGATTGTATTAAACTCACAATATGGTAATACTAGATTTGATGGTAGTTCTTCTGCAAAAGTAGAATCTTTAATACCATTAATCGTTAGTTCATCTAATGGTACTACTACTGTTGTAGATTCACAAGCAACACCAGGTACTACATTTGCTGTTAATGATGGAAGTGGAAACGTATTACAAGTAGATAACTCAGCATTAAGTACAATCACAGGTACTAAACTTACTGTAAGTGGTAATAGTACATTTAGTGGTGAACAAACTGTAACAGATAAAGTAACTCTACAAGACCAGTTAATCGTAAGTGGTTCATCTGGTACTGTAGCTATAATTAAAGATGGACAAGCAACACCTGGTACTACGTTTGCAGTAAACGATGGTAGTGGTAATGTATTACAAGTTGATAACAATGCACTATCTACTATTACAGGTACAGCAGTAACAGTTACTAAGAAAACACAGTTTAGTAATGTAATAAAATTAGGAGCCCAAGACCCACTTCCAACTGGTGGTGTTGGGGAATTAGCCGTAAGTGGAAGTAACTTATACTATCACAATGGTACAAGTTGGGGACAAATAAATTAATAAAAATTAATATAAACCAGACCTTATTTGTTATAGGGTTAAAAAAAGAGAAGTAAATTATGGAATCAAACACAGTATTAAGCAAAATTATGACTCTTCTTTCTTTAGAGAGAAAGAACGAGGATGTAAAATTAGCGTATGCTAAACTAGCGGATGGTACTATTCTTGAATCTCTAACCTTTGATGTAGGTGAAAGAGTTGACGTTGTTTCAGAAGATGGAACAAAGACTCCTGCACCTGATGGAGAACACGAACTTGAACTTACTGATGAAAGTGGTAATATCAATCGTTTCAAAATCTTTACGGAGGGAGGTGTCATCACAGAACGCGAAAACGTTGAGCTAGAGGATGATTCAGAGAAAAAAGAAGAAGGACTTGAAGAAGAAACAAAAGAAGTTGAATCTATTCCACAAGCTTTAGAAAAAGAGGATGGTGAAGAAGAGTTAGTCGATATCATCGAACCTGAAGAAGAAGCTGACCTTGAAGAAGGTGAAGAGGAAGAAGAAGTAAACTTAGAAGATGTTGCTAAGAAAGTTGAAGAGATGGCTTACAGAATTGAAGAGCTTGAAAAGAAACTAGAAGCAGCTGAAGAAACAGAATCTACTGAGGAAGAATTAGAGGATGAGGAAGAAGAAATCGAAGCAAACAAATTAGATGGAGCACCTGTTGAGGCATCTAAATTTGCTAGAGTTAATTCTAACAAGAAAATAACCCCTAACTACCACTCATCTGTTCTTTCAAGAATGTATAACAGATAATAAACAAACACAAAAAAAGCGAGATTAAAAATGAGAAAAAATCAAAACTTATCGTTGCCAACTGTAACTTCAACTTATGCTGGAGAGGCTAGTTCAGATTACATTGCAGCGGCGTTGTTAAGTGCAAAGACACTTGACCAACAAAACGTAGCGATTCACCCGAATGTAAAATACAAAGAGGTGATTCAAAAACTTGATGTTTCTGGTATCGTACAAGATGCATCATGTGACTTTGCAACAAGTGGTTCTGTTGGAATTACAGAAACTATACTTGAGCCAAAAGAATTACAAGTTAACCTAGAATTATGTAAGCAAAATTTCTTGGATTCCTGGGAAGCAATTTCTTTAGGATATTCAGCATTTGATGAAATCCCAAGAAACTTTACTGATTACTTAATTTCTTACGTTGGTGGAAAAGTAGCAGAAGCTACAGAAGAATCAATTTGGAGTGGTACAGCTGCAAATGGTGAATTTAGTGGATACGAAGAGCAAATTACTGCTTCTTCTGGTTCAGCTACATCATTCAACCCTGCTAAATCAGGTTCAGTTGACTGGCCAAATGGAACAGTAGATAAAGATAACGTTGTAGATATCTTAACTGCTGTTGTTGATGCTCTTCCATCTAAAGTATATGGAAAAGAAGATACAGTTATCTATGTAGGTACTAAAGTACTTAAAGCATGGCAATCTTCTCAATCAGGTCAAGTAAATATCGGTTCATTCAATTCACAACTTAACGTTGGTGAAAAACCATTGAACTTCCAAGGTATTGAAATTATACATGCACCTGGTATGAGTGATTCAATCATCATCGCTGGTCAAAAATCTAACTTCCACTTCGGTACTGGTCTATTATCAGACTACAACGAAGTAAGAGTATTAGACATGGCTGACATTGATGGTTCACAAAATTTCAGAGTTATCATGAGATATACTGCTGGAACTGTAATCGGATTTACTAACGAAGTTAGTGCATTTGGTTTACTATAATATAAGTCTAATTAATTAAAAACAGGAGATACTATGAGTTGTTTAATAACAGCGGGAAGAGAAGAAGTATGTAAAGATTCAATCGGTGGATTACAAGCCGTTTACTTTATGAATTTTTCTTCTGGTTCCTTTGATAAGAACACAGACGGTGAAATCGATGATTTGACTGGATATACTGTGTACAAATACGAACTTAAAGGTACTTCTGCATATACTGAGACTGTCAACTCTTCAAGAGAAAATGGAACTACGTTCTTCTCTCAAGAAACAGTTGTTAACCTTAAGAAGTTAACTAACGAGATGACAACACAGTTAAAATTGTTAGCTTATGGTAGACCACAAATTATTGTACATACCAAAGAAGGTAGTGCACTACTAGTAGGTGAAAAAGAAGGATGTGAATTAACTGCAGGTACAATTCAGACTGGAGCAGGACTTGGAGACCTTTATGGTTACTCTATGACCTTTACAGGAGAAGAAGCGTTACCAGCAGCTTTCTTACAATCTGCTACAGCATCTGACCCATTCGCTGGATTAGATGGTGCACCTACAATTGTAACTTCATAAGTTATCGGTATATCATAGAAGATACACTTAGTTAATAGAAGAAAAAACCCTCACTTTCTAGTGGGGGTTTTCTTTTTACTATAAGTTAGGCTGAGATTGTTATAAGTTAAAACGAGATAAGAACGAGATAATGCTTAGCTATTACATAGACCAACCAAACGAGTTCGTAGTTCGTACATTAACAACTGGCAGTGGTTCAACTGTTAGTTTAGATTTGTATGATATGTTAACTCATACAACTAGTTCATATGATTTAAGTGGTTCATATACATTTAATCCATATGAGAATATATTAACCTTTTCTCAATCTTTATCAGACTTAAGAGTAGGACAAGAATTCTTAGCTACCTTAACTGATTCAGTTAGCGGTTCAATATGGAGAGGTAGTGTACAAGTATATGCATCTCAATCAATTGATAAAACTGTTTATACAACACAGAATGATGGGTATGTATCATACGAAACAGATAACGAATATATAGTATTATGAAAAACAAACAAAACTTTTCTGTTGTAAACTTCACTAGGGAAGAAGTACCAATAGTAACAGAAGATATCAAAACAAGACACCAATGGGTACCTGTTGGTATCAATGGGCACGATGATTACTTCGAGTTGTTAACAGAAGGATACAATACATCCACTACAAACGCTGCTTGTGTTGATGGAGTAGCAGACCTAATATATGGTAAAGGTATCGTAACAGATGATGAGGATTTCCAAGATACTCTAGCTAGATTAGTACCAGCAGAGGACTTGAAGAAAGTATCATTTGACCTTAAACTGTATGGTAATGCAGCATTCCAAGTAATGTGGAATAAAGAACACACTAAAGTAATCAAACTATACCATGTACCTGTACAAACACTAAGAGCAGAAAAGATACACTTAGGAACAAAGGTAGAAAACTACTTCTATTGTACAGATTGGTCAGACCAAAGAAAACAAAAAGATAAAGTAAAGATACCTGTATTCGGTACATCTACTGAACAAAGAGAAATACTTTATATAAAAGATTATGAACCAAACAGATATTACTATTCCCTACCTGATTGGATAAGTTCATTACAATACTCGTTCACAGAAGCAGAGTTATCTAACCTGCATCTTAACAATATAGAAAATGGATTCTTGCCAGTTGCTATGGTTAACTTCAACAATGGAGTTCCTGCACCTGAAGAAAGACAAACAATAGAAAGTTTATTAGAACAAAAGTTTACTGGTACTAGAAACGCTGGTAGATTTATGGTATCGTTTAATGATGATGCAATAAACAAACCTACTATTGATACACTACCTATTGAGAACTTACATGAGAAGTATCAGTATGTAGCTGAATATGCACAAGATAGAATACTTGTAGCACATAGAATCGTATCACCATTATTATTTGGTATTAGAACTGCAGCAAATGGTTTCTCTTCACAATCAGAAGAAATGAAAACAGCTTACTCTATATTCCAAACAATGACAATACAACCATTCCAACAACTCCTTCTAAGAGGTATATACGAAGTATTACAAGAAGGTGGACATGGTACACACGATTTATATTTTGACCAATTAACACCACTTGTAATCTTATCAGATACGGCTGATGATACAGACCAATCAATAGAAGAAGTACAAGAAGATGTTAATGAATCAATGCAAGGAGATGAAACAACAGAAGAAAACTTCGAAGTAGAGAAAAGACATCCGAGACCATCAGATTTTGGTTTCTCTAGAGAATACGAAGATTTCGTAGACGAAGATTATTAAAAAGAAATTATTATGGCATTTGGATTATTCATAACACGAAACGATATCATTAAGAACACACCATTAGGTGGAGCGATTGATGCAGATGCACTTCTACCTTTTGTTAGAACTGCACAAGAGAAATATATACTAAACTTATTAGGTACTGTTCTCTATAATAAACTACAAGATGATATAGAAGCAGGTGATTCATTCTCTGGCTATTACCAAACGTTAGTATCAGAGTATGTAAAACCTACTTTGATTTGGTATAGTTGTGTAGAATATATACCATTCTCAGCTATATCATTCAAATCAAATGGTGCTGTAAAACACATTAGTGAACAATCAGTATCACCAGGTAAAAACGAAGTAGATTATTTGTTAAGTAAAGCCTTAGATAACGCAGGTTATTACTCAACAAGATTACAAGATTATTTAATAGCAAATTCATCAAACATACCAGAGTTCTTACAATCAGTTGGTGATAGTACACAAATCTATCCTGACCAATCTAATCAGTACTTTGGAGGAATTAATTTATAAGATATGGGAACACCATCACAAACACCAGCACAGTCTCAGATAGTAAATCAAGGTACTAACTTTACGTTATACTATAATACCTTGAATTACTTTAAGACTATTATGAAGAATCATCCACAGATTGCTCATGTAACACAAGGAGATGTATTCTCAATAGATGATATGCAGTTTCCTGAATATCCTGTTGGTAATGTGATGATACAAGATGCAACCTTTGGACAGAATACAACAGATTATAGAATTCAGTTAATTGTTGCTGATAAACATAAAACATTAGAAAATGAAAGTAACCCTAGAACGAATAAACAAACCGTACCGTTCTATGGTACTGATGATGTTGTTGATATTCATGCTAATACACTAGCAGCGATAAATGATTTAACATCATACACACAATATAAAGTAGAGGGGTTTGAGATATTTGGAGATATCAGTTGTGAACCCTTTGTAGACCGGTTTGATAATGGGCTGGCCGGATGGTCAGCAACATTCAATCTAACTTGTCACAATGATAAAAATCGTTGTCTTTTTTTTTTGATAGCCCCTAGTGGAAGTTATTATAAAATAGAAGATTGCGAAACACAAGTAGAGTATAATGCTGTACTTGATTTTAGTGGTTCGATTGGACAAGTATTTAGTAGTAAATACCAACCGAATCCAAAGTTAGATTTGACATCTTATGATAATTTAAGATGTTTTGAGATAAAAGAAGAAATAACAGGTAGAGATGATTGGGATTTTTATAATCTTCCTATATTAGCTTTACCATACGAGGATTACGAAACTTGTGATAATTGTGAACTTTGGACATCTCCTAAAGTATGGAGTACCACTCCTGAAAGATGGAATGGTGGACATATAGATGAAGCAATAAGAGAGTGGCAGTACACTTAAAAAGAAATAAAGAGATATGAGTAACTTAAGTAATTTATATATATCACAATCCTATAAAGGATTGATTAATCTTGCTGATTCCACAGAAGGTATAACTGGTCAAACAGATTATGAACTACAAGATGGATTAGGACAAGGTACAGGTGTTTCTATACTATCTGGCTCAGTACTTGTAGAAAATGATATTAGTTCATCAACACTTAATGGTGTTGGTAATGTAACTGCATATTCTGCATCTGTTGATTTAAGATTAGATGAATTAGAAGCAACAGCATCAGACCATGACCCAAGGGTAGATGCAATAGAACTATATACATCCTCTCTAAAGGAGGCTTTTTCTGTTAGTGGTACAGATACCCAATTTCTTGGAAACATCTCTGTAAGTGGTTCTATATCGGCTTACGAACTGTTTGTAACAGTAGAATCATCATCGGTAATCTTATCGAGTGGTTCAAACCAATTAGGTGATGACCCAACAGATGTACAAGTGTTTAGTGGTTCAGTATATGTACCAAACTTACATTACTTAGCAGGTAATCCAATAGATACAAACTTAAGAATAAACCAAAAGTTAGATACAGGTTCTTTCTTGATATTCTCTGCATCAGTAGAGGACCAATTAGAACAAATAGTACAAGATGCATTACCAAGTTCTTGGACTGGTTCTGTATTTATTCCATTTAGTGGTTCAGTAGATAACAGATTAGATGCATTAGAGGAGTTCTCACAATCTCTTGTATTAGATACAGCATCATTCCAAATATGGACAGGTTCAGTATTCCTTCCATTCTCAGAATCAGTACACAACGAAATTGTAACTAACTCAATTGATATATCTACTAAATTAGATAGTGCTTCATTTAATAGTTGGACATCATCAGTATATTTACCTTTCTCAACATCGGTAGACTTTAGATTAGATGATTTAGCATCGTTTACAGGTTCTTATGCAACAACTGGTTCTAATACGTTTAGAGGTAATCAGATAATAAGTGGAGCTGTAACAATACAAGATGTATCACCAACACCAGGTACTACATTTACAGTTAAAACAGGTGGAGCTCAACCAGCACTACAAATAGATAATAACACATTAGCTGGTATTACTGGTACTGCAATTACACTTAGTGGTAATAGTATTCAGACTGGTGATAGTTTACAAACTGGTGATAGTACTCTAGTAGGTAACTCAGTAGTATCAGGTTCATCAGATGTAACAGGTAGATTAAACGTATTTACATCAGCATCAATAGATGGTGGATGGCATGTAACAGGCTCATCTTTTTATAGTGGTTCTGTTAGAGGTAACGTACATTTTATATCATCATCAACAACAACCTCATTAGATTATACACACTCAATAGATTGTAGTTTAGGTAACTTCCATGATTTCTATCTAAAAGAAGGAGAGAACCTTATAACTACTGCAAACATAAAGGGTGGAGAAACAATAACAGTTAGATTAAATCAACCTAGTGGTTCACAAGATGCAAACTATGGTAGTGTAGTATGGGATACAGGTTCTATCAAGTTCCCATTCACATCGAACCCACAAACAACACAAGGTAGTAACGCTATAGACGTATTAACTCTTGTATCGTTTGATACAGGAGCATTATATGGAGTATTAGGTAAAAATTATTTATAACATATGTACATTCCAAAACCAGCACTTGAAGATTGTTTAACATCCGAAATCTCAGCTTCTGGTGGGGATGTGATGTATGATTATATCACAGGCTCACAGATAAGAAGAGTTCATTACTTTGGTAATACAACTGGCTCGCATGAATTTGAGATATATCAAGGATGTACAGATTCTACTCAACTATTCTTAGTAGGAGGAGGTGGAGCTGGTGGATATGGAGAGAAAAGAACAACAGGCTCAGGTGGACCTTACTTCTTAGGACCACCATCATCATATATAGGATGTGCAAATACAACAACACAAACCGCAGGTGGTGGAGGTGCAGGTGGTGGTTTATTTATAAACCCTAATAGAGAACTAACAGGTTCTCTTGCACTAGTGCCAGGCAAGTATCCTATCTATGTAGGAGATGGAGGAAACATTAGTGGTTCTGAAGGAGAAACTACAACATTCAAATATGCATTCCAATTAGCTAACGATGCTGATTTACCATCAGGTTCTATATCATCTAGTAGATACGATTATGATTCACAATA